GAAGGTTCATTCTAATTTGGTGGGTAATTGAAGGTATGAACGCTAAGAATAGGCGCAATAAAGGCAATAGAGTAGAGCGAGAGATTGTTGCTAAGTTGAATGATGCTGGTATTCCGGCTGAAAGAGTGCCACTATCCGGTGCGGCTGGAGGTAGTTTCAGTGGTGACATTGTAATAAGTGATGCTCTTCGTGTCGAGGTAAAGGCAAGAAAGGATGGTGCGGGCTTTAAAACCCTTGAGGATTGGAAGGGAACGAATGACCTCCTTGTCCTTAAACGTAATCATTGTGACCCTATGGTAGTCGTGGATTGGAGCTTGTTTGTTGATATGCTCCAAGCTTGGTTGCCGAAACAAGATGAGGATTAATATGGATAATACGATAGGGATTGAAATCGCTCGACTTCTTGAAATGAGTGCTAAAATATCTACAGCCTTACTTCAGTTAAGTGAGGAGTATTCTATTCTAATGGATAAAGAAATGTCGTGGGCTGAGCCATCGGATAACTTTGCTGTAAAGTTAAAGGTGCTTAGTTATGACTAATCAGACCTCCAGATCAGTGGGTGCGGGTGGCGGTGACTACTCCATGGAACAGCCCGTCGAGCTACGGATGTCTGATGGAAGTTATCAGGCTATTGATCCAAATCAAATTGTGGTGAGCGCACCTGTTGATACGCCCAAGGAAGCACCAACTCCCGTCGAGCCAAGTAAGCCCAAGGCTATTAAGTTTTCCATCACACCACAGTGGACGATGGATTTTGTTCGGGGCCGCATACCCAATGTCCAGGGGATATACGCTTCTACTACCATAGCAGAGGGTGGCGGTTGGCAGATGAGTAGTGGCGAAGGGGATACTTATATTGTCTCGGTTGTCGATTGGAATAATTGCATTGATATTGTGACGGGCAAGTTACGTGACTTGAAAACGGAAACATCGCAGCTAATGTTTTCAGACCACGACATCGCAGACGATCCCATACTAGGCCCATTGATGGCACTGGTGACTTGACGTAACAAACATTTTACTTTAAACTATACGTAACGATATTATAAGTTACATTGTAACGACAACTAAGCGACCCCGCTAGGCTTTGCAACTATGCTTACTCCAGACAGTCCACGGAGAAGTAAACGCCGTGGCCGCAATTCTATTAAAAATCTATTTAATCCAATTATAGCAGGGGGATAATTATGCCTATAAGACAAGAACCGACTAGGGGGACCGGCGGTAACAAGCGCGCTACACCTTATAGCAGGCGTGATATGACCCGCCAGGATCATGATAGCAACCAAGCAATTCTTAGGTCTCACAGTAAAAAAAATCACTCTTACAATGCTTACAATTATGATCGTGGCAAAACCCCCCTTGGGTTACGTGATAGAACTTCCAGCGGTAAAATCAAACAGATCGAAGGCAACGTAAAAAAGAAGCTTCACGGTAAGTATAAGAAAAGAAAGAAATAGCCATGCCCGGTGTATTAGATCCTAAGACCAAGAAGGTCAAGCAATTCGGTTACGATAAAAAAGGTAAGCGTCAAGCAGAAGACTATGCTAAGAAAATTGGCGGCGAGATAAAAAAGAAGAAGTAAATGAGAAACAATAAAGGCATTTCATTCTCACCCGTTGCTTCATTAGATAAAGCTCCTAAGACAGAGGACGATTATCTTAACTTCGGGGAAGATGTGTGGCGCTACCTCAGTGGTTCCCGTGGTGGCATAGAGCGCAATATCAAAGAAGCCCTGCATATGTTGGGTGGGAATCAATGGATCAAGTATTCTCCCAACAGCGCACGTTTCGACCACCACACCTTAGATGATTGGGTGCCTACCCCTGTTACGAATTACTTAGTCCGTAACTTTGACCGCATCGTCGACATCTTTATTACGGGCAATATCATGCCTAATGTCGATCCCGCCACGCGCAATCAAGACGATATAGAGGCTGCACGGACAGCACAGCACGTGCTTCAGTCCGAGTTCCATCGTCTATCTACCGATTTAAACCTTCATATACCTGCGGCTGGCTGGCTTGTTCTTTCAGGCAATGCCATCCTATACACGGGATGGGATGCTAAGGCTGGCGATAAGATGCGCCAACCTAAGATGGGCCTTGAGAAAAAAGAAGTGACACAGGAAGTAATGAACTGTGCTACGTGTGGTTATCAAGAGCCTGCGGATCGCGCACCGGAACGATGCCCTAACTGTTACGAGCGTCCTTTTTTAGAGCCGAGCCAAGAGCCAGTCTATGATATGTCTGGTCAGAAGTCCTACGACACCACCGAAGTACCGGAACTCGACAAGGACGGTTATCCGGTATATGATGAATACAGTGTTGGCAATCTAACCGAGTCTGTTATCAACCCCTTGAACTGGTATCCTCAGCCTGCTCGCTCATTCAAGGATGTTCGCTATGTCATGGAAACTGATCCGATGGATGTGGATCAGATTAAGGACAAGTTCGGTAGTAAGGCGAAGGATCTAGTAGCCGAGTCTTTGGATTATGAAAACTGGACAGGGGTCTTCGATCACCAAAATGACGGGGGTCAAGATGACACAAAAGACAAGGTCTTATTAAAGTTCTTTCGGCACGTTCCTGATCGTCGCTTTAAGAATGGGTGTCTGCTTATTTATGCAAATGGCAAGGTTCTTTACAAGGGGGACTTAGATAGCTGTGATGGCAATCTGCCCTACACCCACATAAAGTATAGAGATATGCCGGGGCTTTTCTGGGGTGGATCGCCCTTCAGTGACATGGTGCCGCTGCAAAAAAGAATCAATGCTGTCGATTCGCATATTGTCCAGAACCGCAAACAGATGGTCAGCAACCAGTGGCTCGTTCCCGAAGGGGCTGGCGTAAGTCATGTGGACGGTCGGGCGGGCCTTATCATTCGCTATAATCCCCATACCACAGGTGGCTTTAAGCCAGAACGATTACAAGGCGTTCCGGTGTCAGCGCAGGTATTGCAAGAGCGTGAGTCCACGTTGCGTGATATGGACGAAGTGTCTGGTGCGCGGGAAATCTTACAGGGTGGGATACCCCCTGGTGGGTCAGGGCTTGAGACAGGCGCAGCAGTGGAGCTTGTCCAAGAGCAAGCCTTTAAGAGATTTGGTCCAGCGATAAAAGCATGGAGGGCGGGCCTCTCTGAGCATGAGCATCGCAAGTTGATGGTCGTTCACAAGTACTGGAAAGAATCGCGGCTGGTTAAGAATATAGGTGACAATAAAGAAACGGAAAGTTTTCACTTCAGTGGGGCCGATGTCTATCGTGCGGAAGACATGACGGTTAAGGTAGGCATCGGTGCGAATTATTCTGATATAGCATACCAGCAGAAGATTATGAAAGCCGCACAGCTTGGTGTCTTGGGCGATATCAAGCAGCCCCAAGTTCGTGGGCGTGTCTTGGAAGCATTGGGCATTGATGGCTTTGAAGGTGAGTATGTCCTTGATGCTAAGAAAGCACGGCGTGTCCTTACTGCCATCCGAGATGGTGCGGGTCCTGAAGACCTACCTGAGATCCTTGAGATTGACAATCACCAGATACAATACGGTGTCCTTCGTGAGTTCATGCTTACCTCAGAATTTGAGAAGATGGATGAAGGGCCAAAGCAAGCATTGATGCAACGCGCCCAGCAGCATCGCCAGGTAATAGAACAAGAGCAGCAGAAGGCGATGCAAGCGGCAGAAGCGGCTAAAGGCGCACCCGATCAAGCTGCGGAAGGCATTGCTCAAAGTGGGGCAATGGGACCACAGCAATCGCAACAAAATGCACAACAATAGGAGATAGATGATGAGCGAAGTAACGGACGGTGCTGCTGTAGATACACAACAGGCCGAAGCCGACTTGTCCTTGCCAGAGGAAATCAGTGCTGATACGTTCGCGCAGCTTGCAGAGCTTGCGGAAAATAACGGCATACGAAGAATCCCCGGTACAGCGGCACCAGCTACCACTGCTGGAGAATCACAGGGATCGTCAGAGACAGAGCCATCGAATGATGGGCTAGCCGACGAAGCTCCAGTTGTAGATCCTCAACAGCAGCAACAACAGCTACAGGCGTTGATCGCTCAAACGGTTGCAGCAACAATGGCTGGACAGCAGCAGCAGCAGCCACAGCAACCCCA